TTTAACCCAGTGGACAAGCCGGTGCACCTTTACACATTAGATGAGTTAGAGGAGATTGGCGAGATGTATAGGGAGGTGGCGGGGTGAGCAAGTGGGCTGAATATGAGAGATTAAAGGCAGAGTTGAGGACCGGCAAGCTCACGCCAGATGAATACGAACAGGCCATCAAGAAGCTAGCGAAAGAGTTGAGGTTGTGAGGTGGTGGGGTGAGTGGCTGGGTGGATTAAACTACACAGGGCTTTATTAGAAAGTGCAGTGTTTAACGATTCGCAGCTCTTAAAATTATGGATGTGGTGTTTGTTAAAAGCTACCCATAAATCAAGAGAAGTAGTGATAGAAAAGCAACTTGTTCACCTAGAGCCGGGTCAATTCCCAACAGGGAGGTTCAAGTTAGAAGAAGAGTTCAATCAAGGGGTTCCCATGCGAAGCAGAGTTTCAGCAATAACCCTTTGGCGCTGGTTGAAGAAATTAGAAACATGGCAAATGGTGAACATCAAATCGTACTCAAAATTCTCGATTGTGACGATTTGTAACTGGAGCGAATACCAACAAGATGAACAACAGATGAACAACAGACGAACAACAGATGAACAACAGATGAACACAGACAAGAATGTAAAGAATGTAAAGAAGAATAAATACAGTGGTCAAGTCTATGACTTGCTTAACTTTTGGAATGAACAGGAGATTGTTGTTCACCAGGAAACGGACAACACCTTGAAGCAAATCCAGAAGGGACTGAAAAAGTACCCCTTTGATGAAATCCAGAAAGCCATAGAAAGATACGTCACTATGTACAATGACCCTGATTACTTTTACAAACATAAATGGACATTACCAAAGTTTCTCAGCCAATCTAATGGCGTACCAGATTTCCTTGATGAGGGTATTAGATGGGTTAATTACCAGAGAGAAGCGCCGAAGAAGTCGAAAGTTCCAAAACTAGAATTCTATCTACCGGAGGACTCGCAATGAACCGAAACATAAACTTACTTGCCGAAGCGAGGCTACTTGGAAACATCATCAAACAACCCGAAGTGTGGTATGAGGTAGCTCCGGATTTTAGAGCAGAGTTGTTCTCAGAACCCGCCTATAGGTCTATTGCTGAAATTGTTATACATCTCACTGATGGAGGCCAAAGGCCATCCAGTGTCAAGATTTACAATGAAATGCACAAACGACAGGTTGGATTGACGGTCGAAGATTTGCTTGATGTAGTATCCAGCCACGTCACGATTAAAGAGACGAAGTCGCTTTTAGGCGAACTTGAGGACTTGTGGAAAAGAAGGACAGTGTACCAAACGCTTTTAACTGCTCTAAATAAGCTACAACAAGACGACAAGGAAACGGATCAGCTTATTGCAGAAGCCCAGCAAACGATGATCGATGCCTTTGACAAAACAGGCAAGAGTGATTTGGAGTCCATGCACGATATTGCCGAGAAGTTGTTTGCACGACAGGAGCGCATTCAAAGCGGAGAACAACTCCCTGTCTACCCACTGGGATTGAGCGGTCTTCAAACATTAGTTGGCGGGCTTGAAACAGGGTCAATTACCATCGTAGCTGCAAGACCTTCGATGGGTAAAACCGCCTTCATGTTGTCTGAATGTTTGAGTTGGGGCCACAAAGGACTACCTGGAACCATATTCAGTTTAGAACAGGAAGATATTCAGATTGGACAAAGAAACATCGCTAATTTGGTAGAAATGCCGGTCAGTTATTTGCGGGGAAAACTGAATGACCAAAACTTGGACAAGTTCTATAGCGGATTATCGAAGCTGAGGGACCTTCCGATCAAGATCAATGACACCAGAGGACTAACAGCGGAGCAGATATGTTCAATAGCGAGGGTCGAAAAGATGCGTAACCCCGGCATGAAATGGATTGCAGTTGACTATCTCACAGCCATGGACATTGACACCAAAAGTTATTACTTGTCTGTGGGACAAGCCGTAAAGAAACTAAGGGATCTAGCTAAGGAGTTAAACGTTTTTGTTGTTCTTCTGTCGCAGCTCAATCGAGGCGTAGAGCTAAGACCCAACAAGCGGCCTTTGTTATCAGATTTGAGGGATAGTGGAAATATCGAAGAGTTCGCAGATGTGATCCTATTTCTCTACCGAGAAGGCTATTACATGCCTGGATTCCTAGGGACTGACCAAGGCGATTGGATAACAGAGATTGAAGTCGCCAAAAACAGGCAAGGTGGCAACGCTGGCAAACGAACATTGGCAATGTTTAAACAGCCTTACATGCAATGGATTGACTGCCCGAGCGACTGGGCGACTAGATATCAAGAAGCAATAAGGAAATAGGGGGGTTAGGTAGTGGTTAGAAAACTAACATTACCATTTCCGAGCATGATCGTTGTATTTAGGCCCAAAAAGGAGGATTAACAATGGCACAATATCACATTTTCCTTGGTTTAGTTGCCACGTTAGTTGCAGTATTGGTCTGGATGTTCACACAAATTGATAAGTGGATTGACACCCAGGAAGAAAATAAGAAGCTTCGTTCTGAGGTTGAGATTTTGACGGACCAGCTAGATGAAGTGGAATACAACTCGTATATCCTGAAGAAAAAGATCAACTTGGGTAAGGTTGACGCATATGACGAAGGTTGGAACCAAGCTCTAAATGCTATTCGGCACAAGATACAGAGCGAAAGGGGCAAACAAGGTGGACAAGATTGTTGCTAAATCACGTTTTAGACAACTCTTTTGCAGGCATCGATATGTAAAGACTAAGATTCACAATGATTTCATGCCCATACGCAGTAATCGGACCTATGTTATGCGCGAGAAATGCGGAAAAATTCTTCTCTCATACACGGAAGGGCGGTGAGAAGATGGCCAAAAGAAAGCGACACGTCAACAGCTTCTTACGTTCGGGATTGGCTAACAGTGGGCGAGTCGCAGGGATAGGAGTTACCTGCGATGACTATAGTGAACAAAGTTTCCCAGATAATCCAAAAGGGGACGGAGTCCGAGTTCGCTTTCCAAAACGGAGTGAGGAAGAAATGGCAGCTCTAAATGGACCGGTGATAATATATCAGCTTGATGATCTAAGTAAAGAGGAGGGGCTAAATGAACATCACCAAACACGCAAGAGAACGCTGGGAACAACGGGTTAATCCAAAAGCTGGCGAGAATGCAGAGGAACAAATTAGGCAAGCATTCCAGAATGCAGAATACGTGTGGTGCGACGAAGGAGCTTTATACTCTGCTAACTCTGACCGCTGGAACTTCGTGGTTGATGAACAAAGAAAAAACATTGTCACGGTGTTTGAGATTGACTATGGGTTCCCGAGTGACATAAATAGAACTATAGCCAGCGAGTTAATCGCCAAAATACAAAGTCTTCGAGTGGAGGCAGAACAGGTCAAGAGCGAAAGCGATTCAAAGGTCGATGATCTAGTTGGTCAAATCGGAATTCTGGAATCAGAGCGTGGGCAACTAATTCACCAAACAAACCTGGCGACAGGTCGGATTAAGGCATTAGAGGAACAGAAACGAGTTGCCGAGCAAGAGGCCAAGAATGTTGAGTACGAGCTAGAAAAACTGCTCAAACAATTGGTTAGGAGCAATTTATATCGCAAGGGGGTGAGTTAGATGAAGCTAGTTATCAACGGGTGGTATGGATGGTTCGGATTATCGCTTCTCGCCATACAGCGCTACTGTGAGTTAATAGGCAAAGAGGCGCACTTCTACCAACGGGAAGGGTGGGAGGACCTTGCCAAAAAACTGATGTCGAAAACGGTGGTTTAATGGTGCACTGTGTTCACCATGATTACGGGGATACGGTAGACATTAACGCGGTACCAGACGATGCGTTTTTTGATGAAAACATCATTCCTCGCAACGATCCAATTCTAATCCAAGTGGTAGAAGAGTTGGGTAAGAAAGCAAACGGTTTATGCTCAGAACTAAAAATCATCGAAATACCAGACGATGTGGAATGGCAAATTGAGGAGTATGACGGGGCAGAGTGGATTTCCGAAAAACATAGAGTTTGGAGCTAAAAGGAGGAAAAACAGTGTTGAATAAAATGATTTTGATTGGAAGATTGGTAGCAGATCCCCAGCTTAGGTATACGGGTTCAGGGCATGCCGTAACGAATTTCACCCTTGCAGTGGACAGGCCCTTTGTTAACCAGGGTGGCAAGAAGGAAACCGACTTCATCGACATCGTGACGTGGCGCAAGCTAGCAGAGGTTTGTGCTAATCACCTGAGTAAGGGCCGATTAGTGGCAGTAGAAGGACGTTTGCAGATCCGGTCGTATGATGACCAAAATGGCGTTCGAAGAAAGGCTGCTGAAGTTGTAGCAGATAACGTTCGCTTTTTAGACAGGGCAAAGGAAGCTCAAAGCTCAAACTCCGGGGATTGGTCGGATAATAAAGCAGCAGAACCAGAATTCGACGACATTCCTTTCTGATGGCTAGACCACCTGCTTATCAACTATACCGCGGAGACTTGGCCACAATGCACGCAAGCAACGACTTGCAGGAGCTTGTTGAGAGGGCAAAGCTACACGGTGAGATATTCAAGGGAAGTTATAAAGTCAAAGACACCTACGGGAACGTAGTTTGGGAGGGAAACGACAATGAAAAAGCGTGACTTGAAAGCTGACTTAGAGATATTGACGGGCGACTGGGGCGCGCACGAAAGCGACTGGTTTAGAGATAACGGTGTAGCTATTGCCACCCATGCGATAGAGAGGGCGTTAAGAGCGGAGAAAGCATTGGATGGTCTGGCGGATGCGGTTATGAAGCTGCCATTTTGTTACCGATATTTTGCGGAGCACGAAGCTGCATGGAGGAACTTGAACGGTGCTGTAGCAAAAGCCAAGGAGGTGCTGGGCAATGACCGCCAAGGAGATTACAGAACTCCTTAGACAACGATACAGTCCTCCTGAGTGGGCATTCT